AGCGGCGGTTCCCGGAACTGCTGGTACTTGGAGTCCGCGGGCCCCCACAGCAGCTTGGTGCGCTCGGCGGTGTTGCCGGCGAGCTTGCTGTCAAACCATTCCTGGAACTGTGCGACTTGCTCGGGTGTCCAGCCCGGCGGCGCATTGATCATCCCCGGCGGGACGTTGCCCACGGTGAAGTGCTGCAGCTGCATGACGCCGCGGCGAATGCTGGTATTGATCGTCAGCACGATCTGCTCGACCGGGCTGAAGCCGTAGAGATGGTCGGCGCGCTGGTTGCGCGGGAAATAGACCAGCTGCTTGTCGGTGAACTGGTTGAACACCTCGCCTTCTTCGGTATTGGTGCGAGTGCCGTCCTCTAGGAGGACCCATGGCCGACCGTGGATGATCTGCTCGTATGCCGGCGCCGGCGGCCGCGGCCGCCGCCCGGTATCATCGATCAGCACCTTGATCGTGGCGCCATCGATCACGTCGAGGCCGATGATGTCACCGCCGCGGTTGAGCCGCGGCTCGAGGGCCGGTGCATCGGTGACGAGCGCCTGGTCGACCAACTCGCGCAACCAGGTCGCGAACGGTGTAATGCCGTCGGGGCACTGCCAGAACTCGGTGAGCTGCTTGATCCGCTTGTCGGCGTTGCGCCCTACGTCCTCTTCGTCGCGCGGCTTGATGGCCCAACCGAGTTTCTCGATTTGATCCTTGCGGGTCTCGATGCACAGCCGCGTGATGTCGTCATTGGCCAGCGCCTTGAGCTCGGCAAAGCCGATCGGCTCAAAGCTGCGAGGCGTGTAGATGTAGTTCAGCCCGACCGGAAAGTTGTAGCGGCGGGTGCGCTCGTAATCGGTCGGCACCAGTGGATAGCCCGGCGCAAACAATCCGCCCGACGGCTGAAACACCGGCGCAAACTGCGATATGTCGCCATTGGTGGCGGTCCCGCCCGTCTGCGCATAGCTGTAGACCGGCGCACCCTTGCCGGGTGTCGCCCGACCGCGGAATGGCGCCATCATCGTCTGGATCATGCCGGCCAGTGACGTCTGTGTTCCACCGCGCGGCATGTCAGGTCTCGGTCTTGCGGCTGTTGATCATTTGAAACCACTCCACCGATCCCGGCTGCGGCGTGCGCTCCGGTTGGGCCTCACGCTTGGCCGTCTCGGCGGCCGCCAGCTGCTCGGCTTCTCTTCTGTAAAGCTCGTAGACGTTCATGCCCGGCGCTTGCGCGTGCATCAGCTCGATCGCACCGGCGAGCGCGTCGACATCGTCGTCGTGCGCCAGATCCGGGAACCCTTCGAGCGCGCGAAAGAAGGCCTCGTTCCACGGTGCGCGCAGGATCTTGACGTTGCCGGCGCGGCACTGCGCCGACGCCGGCCCGAAGCGGGTGACCTTGTCGCCGGTCTCGGCCTCGGGCATGACCCAGAAGCCCGCCAGCAGGCGCACAAAATTCATCGTCTGCGATTTGCCGGCCTGGCCGGGGTCCTTGCCCCAGCCGATCTTGCATTGCTTGCCGTCCTGGCTGGCGGTGTTCTTTAAGAGCTGCTCGACCTCGTAGGGCCCGACCCGCTCGCGGATCACGTCGAGGACATAGAGAAACCCGTTGTCGCCGCGGCCGAGCTTGACGCCGACGGTCCAGTCCGGGTCATTGCCCTCGGTCTTCTCGGTCCCGGCCAGATCCCAATAGCGCACGCTCTCGCGCAGCACCGGGGCGGCGTCGACCATCTCGCACCAGCCGCGCTTGAAGTAGAGCCCGGCGGCCGGCCGGATCTTCCAGTTGCCGCCGAGCAATCGCTCGCGCTCGACCAGCGGCAAGGCCAAGAGATTGGCGAGGTATTCGGGGTTGACCCGCAGCAGCGCCGGGTTGTCGAACACCTTGGCCGGAATAAAGGTCACCGATTTCGGGCGCGGGACCTCGGTGCCGGGCGGCAGGTCCTCGGCCTTCGGCAGGTGCTCGGCCAGGTCCTCCTCGCTGTCGCCCCAGATCAGCGTGTCATTGGGCCCGCGCACCACATAGCGCAGCACGCCTATCCGCTCGGGGATCGGAAACCCGCTCTGCTGGTCGATCCACCAGGCGATAAAGTCGGCGACCCAGGAATCGGCATCGGGGTTGCAGGCGGCACGCACATAAGGGCGGATCCCGCAGGTCGACCGGTTGCGGCCGACCATGTACCAGAACTGGTAGGCCGAGAACTGCGTCAGCTCGTCAAAGAGGACGAGCGCGATCTGCGCGCCTTGCCAGTCGTGCACGGTTTGCTCGGCGACCAGGTGCGCGAGCTTGAGTTTGCCGCCTTTGGGCCAGCGAAATTCGTGGCTCCCGACATAGGGTACAGCACCAGTGCCGGGGTACAGCCGAAACGAGGTGTCCCACAACGCACCCGGGTTGGTGATCTGCGGCGTCGTGCGGCGGAACATCGCCGCCTCGAAGCCAGGCACGTCCATGGCGTGCCGCAACACTTCGAGCTGCAGTCCATAGGTCTTGCCACCGCCCGCGGCGCCGCCATAGATCGCAATGTCCGCCTCAGTGTCGGCGAACACCATCTGCGGCCCGCGCTGCGGCGCGATCGTGGGGGCCGCTGGCGCCGGAGCAAAACCCGTCACGTCTCCCCGTCGCGCAATTCCGCTTTGGACTCAATCGGCGTGCGCGGCGGATCTCGGCCGTTGTGCGGCAGCAGCACGAGCGTGGCGGCGGCTTGCATCAGAATTGGACCACCACCCAGCCCGCCATGCTCGAGGAGCATCCTCTCGCTCCAGCCCAGCCGGGTTTTGGCAACGAAGATTGCGGCCGCCACGCGCGCCCGCTCGTCTTTGACGCCGCCCGGTTTCCCGAGGATCGTGGCGGCGATGAAATTTGCGACCAGCGATTTGAATTTCACCGCCCCGGTGGCGATCTCGTTTGGGAAGTGCTTGCGCAGCGTCTTGGCGTCGATTGCCTTGCCGGTCTCCGGGTTCTTGACCAGCCGGCAGATCTCAGTCTCGGGGATGCCGTAGCCGACCAGTGCCTCGACATTCTCGCGTTGTCCGTCGGTCGGCCGAAACGCGGGGCGACTCACGGCGCCGCCTTAGCGCAGCAGTTGCGCATTCCGTGCATTGCAAATTCCGTCAATTAACTACGAACTCCAATGGACTGTTTCGACGCACAGAGCGTGAATGCAGTCGTTGCAACCTCAGCTTTTAAGAGAACAGGAATGATGAAACTCTCGGCTCTGATCGCGGCAATTGCCGTGTCCTCGGCGCTGGCCGCAACCAGCTATGCGCAACCCCGCACGCAACCCCGCAGCGACACGTTGGAGCTGGCGCCGCCGGACTTCGTCGCCGGTGTGCTCGGCAAACTGACGGTCGCCGTGGAGAAATGTGGACTGCAGACCAATAGCTTCCCGCTGAAGCTGGCGGTCGCCAAGCTCGGGTGGAACCTCGACGACTTCTGGCCGGACGACGGGGTCGACATCAACACGCCCCCCCAGCGCTATTTCTACCTGGTCGAGCGCGCCGTCTACCAAGCCATTGACCAAGTAGGTTTGAGCGCCAGCGAAAAGGCGCGCAACTCGTTTTGGCTCGGGTCGGCACTCGGCCAGCCGCAGGCGTGCGCAGCGATCAAGGCACAGGTAGCGCAATCGCTGCCCGACATCATCGCGCGATAGGAGACGGCGATGCTGATCCTGGCCCTCTTCTTCTTCGTGGTGCTCTGGCTGATCGGCAATCACCAGCATGTGAAGACCGTGCAGCGCACGAACCGCCTTCTCCGGCAGGCTGCCTCGGAAGAGGAAGCCGTCCAGGGTCTCGAATAGGGACCCTCAACCTCAACTCGGGTCGGGCCGCTCTGCAAAGCGGTCCGGCCTTTGACAACGGAAGCACCAATGATCACACCAGCACAGGCAGCCGCCGCGATCCGCGCCTCGCGCGGCCGGTTTTTCGGCTGCACCTTCACCAAGCGCTCGACCAGCGAGACGCGTCGCATGTGGGCCCGGTTCGCCGTCGTCGGCGCGCCCAAGGGCCCGCACCGCAACCGCGACGACCTGCTGGTCGTCTGGGACCACCACAAGCGCGCTTATCGCTCGATCCCGGTCGACGGCTTGACCGAGCTGCGCATCGACGGCCGCGTCGAGGTGGTCATCGAGCACGGACACCGGCGATGATGCGAGTCATCCTGCCGCTGATCCCTGCGCTTTATGTCGCGTACCTCATGCTCGACGCGATGCACTTTTGGAGTCGGTTTCTATGATCGGCGCTCTGCCGCCGGCCAAGCCAAGTGCCGCTACACCACCAACAACCTCAGCTTTTAGGCCAATCCGATGAGCAACAACGATCGACTCAATCAGCAGCTTTTGCTGCTATTCCGCGAAATCGAACGTGTCCAACGCAAGCGTGCGGCGCCACCGCCGCCACCGCCACCGCCGCAGGCAAAGCAGTTCATCCTGTACCGCCCCGTCACGCTGGATTGGAAACGCCTTGGCGGCGGCGTGCTGGCGCTCCTCGGCGGCATGGCTCTTGCCTTGTACGTCACCTATGGCTCGTTCACACCGTGCGGTGCGCTGCATTCCAAAGCTCGCGCGCTCTACGTGAGCGCAGTCGGAGCGGCTAATCCGCTCGCCTTAGCCTTCGCCAGCATGATCCCGCTCGACAATATGATCGACGCGATGGTGACCGAGCGTTTTGGTTCGGCCGGACCGCTGCAATGCACCGCGGTCCTGTTCGGCAGGGATTGGGACGCGATGGAAGAGCGGATGCGGCACCAGCCGCGGAGTTAGGGGGTAACCGACCAGGCGGGCCGGCGCCTGGTCTGTCTCAGGAGAGACAGATGCTGACCAAAGATACCTTGCGTACCTACGCCATCGGCGAGAAGGTGGTGCCCAAATGAGTCTCAAAGGTTACGACGCGTGGAAGACGACCGAGCCCGAGGAGCGCGAGGAGTGCGACGACCCGGACTGCACCTGCGGCGGCAGCATGCGGCCGAGCGTGCGGCGCAATTGCCCGGTACATGGGCCGGACCCCGACGCGCTGCGCGACGCCTGGATTGACCAGCAGACCTTCAGGTGAAACACGGCGAACCCAGACGGTTGACCAGCGACGAACACCGCCACCAAGCGCGGTATATCCGCGACCGGCAGTGGCGGTTCATGGAGCGCGCCCTCGCGCATGACCCGCTGTGGTTCTGCGTTTGGAACAAAAACCACCGCCCCGAAGGGCCGGACGAGTGGCGCGATGGGCTGATCAGCGGGATGGAGATCTGTGAATGGATCAGACGCCATAAAGATTGGTTCGTCACGGGCGAGTGGGATGACGGCCGATATGCCTGCCCGGTGCAGCTCAC